CTGCTAGTCAGGTCCAGCCTAACCCCCCTCGGGGGGTCGCACAGGGGGTTGAAACCTGTGCCTGACGTGCCAGAAGTACGAAGTCTTTTAGGAGCCAACATGATTTGCATGGTAACAGGAGTCAAAGGCAGCCGAACACTCTTCTGGTTGCCTGACGAGTATTCCATGATCAAAGACGCTGTTCGTGTGACAGGGACGGCAAGCGAATCCAAGACGGTGGCGAATGTCATCGCTGGAGAGGTCGTTTGCAATGCCTGTACCGACGAAGTCTGGAACCTGTTGTTTCCTGACAAGGAAAGAAGGAGGAAAGACAATGCTGGATCTGAATCTGTCTCTGACGGCAGCGTACAAGCTAGCGACGATTGCCACGGTGATGGTCGTGTTCGCGATGTACATGCGGAAGAAGTGGTAGGCGACTAAGTCGCCTGATTCGGCTGAAGGCTCCCCCCGGAAGAGGAGGCTAGGTGTTGCAAGGCGTTGGCCCGCCTATTGCACCCTAGTTTCCTCTCTTTTTTTTTTGGTTTTTTTGTTTGACTTTGCAAGTTCTGGTGGAATAATGTCGATAACTACTTCAGAGTTCTTACGTCAATGCTTAGCCAAGAAGGAGGAAAAAACCTATGGCAGCAAACAAGAAGAACAAGAAGAACACGTTGCGGGTACTTTTCGTGTCAAACTGTGGGGAAATTTTCGCCGCGCTAGTCAAACGTGGCTTGCTCGAAAAAAGCGACCTCAATGATTTCATCGAGGTGATGAAGCTGGAACTGGACAAGAACGAAACGGACCTGATGAGAACTGATGTGGGTGCAATTATTCGGGTCATTCGATCCGGTAGACCCGCATCGGCACCCAGCAGTCCGAGGCGAGTCTTTACACCACCAGCACCAGAAGGACACGACGGCGACAACGCCAATCCTCAGCAGACCCTGAATGAGATCTTTCGCCAGACGGCTGAAGATTTCAATCCGGGGAGCTGGATGGACGAGGTCGGATAGGCACCTGCAAGCGGTGATCTACCCTGTCCCCTCTCTCTCTGCGAACGAGAGAGAGGGGCGTGGGCTGTTCACAGCAAACCTGCTAGTGACAGCGGGACAATTTCTTGGGGCTTTCACGAAAGGAAAAAGCCAATGAGTTTGTTGACCCCCCATGGAGCGAAGCGTGTGAGTTTCGATACTCTGCAAAGTCTCCCCACCCCGGTGGGAACAGAGACGCACCGACCGCTCCCACATGCGTCCGTGTTCTGTGAAACCAAAGGTGCCCTTGAGGCAGCAGGGTACACGATCACGGACACACACCACGCCGTCGGGATTCCGACCGAAGAAGGATCATGGGACCATTACTTTGGCCTCATGGACCTGCTGCCAACCCACGGGGAGGCTTTCGGTCACGATGGTGCTGCCGCTGGTTCTAACGGAGATTTCAAGCTGATCGCGGGTGTCAGGAATGCGCACAACAAGCGGTTCTCCTATGGGTTCTGTGCCGGTGCGCGTGTCATGGTTTGCGACAATCTTGCCTTCCACGGTGAGATTATGGCACACCGGAGACACACCAAGCACATCGAGAACGACCTGAGCGAAGTGATTCGCCGGGCCGTTCAGTGCTTGCAAGACACTCGCGGCGTGATTGCAAGTCGCCACGAGGACTACAAGGCAGCGCAACTGACCGAAGAACTGGTCAACGACACCGTCGTCAGGAGTTGGAGGGAATACGAAGCTATCCCGAAAAGTCTGGCAGACGGGGTTCTCGACCAATTCTGGACGCCAGACCACAAGGAGCATGAAGCGTTCGATACCGAAGGGCAGTGGTCGATGTGGAGGCTGTACAATGCCTTCACCACCACCCTCAAGGGTCGAACCGGAATGCCTTCGCTCTCGATGAGAACGATGGCATTGCACAGGCTGCTTGACAGAGTTGCTGAAAAGCAGATCTCGATCTGACGCGGTCGAACTGACGGCAAACGAAAAACCCCAGTCAATCCACAAAGGTTGACTGGGGTTTTTCTATGCGCTGGTTTGTTCTGGTGGCTTCATACTGCTCGTCGGGACTTGCCAGTGCTGAAACCTCTCCTGCGTACTGAGTCTCTCTGCGTCCCACCCTTCGCGAATCTCCTCGCATTGTTCCTGTATCTGCCTTTGCGTCGGGATATAAGGGGGAGCAGATTCCTTTTCCTGTCCGTCAGGATCATAGACCCTCCCCATCAAGTCCCACGACTTGCTGCCACACTCGGGACACTGCTGGTGAAACTTGAGGTAGATCCATCGGCAATCCTCGCACTGCTTGTCCCACGGTTGCGACACATGGTTGATCAGATAAGCCTTCTCCCCCGGAGAGGATGGCTTACTCTTTTTTCTCTTCTTGCGCCTAGCCATAGTCTGTCCTCACAGCCATTCCCATGTTGACAAGTTCATCACCGAGGTTCTGTCCGTGGTCGTCCCAGAGATGCACGAGGTAGCGACCATACTTCCCGGTCTTGTCCCGTATCGTCTGAACGACAAGCCCCTCCGACAGATCAATCATCGACTGAAGTGCCGCCTTAGATTTGATCCCCTCCTTTCTCTGTGCCCCTCTCATCTCTGGAGCATTGATCCCAAACACCCTGCTAGTAATGTGGATGTAAGAATCTAGACCGAGCGAAACCTTTAGCTTGACGGTATCCCCGTCAACAACTCTGAGGCACTCTGCATCGTACCAGTACCTGTGCTGGTTCAATGAACGAGCCTTCCCATTCTGTGCAAGCATGGTAACTCCACCACATCACCCGGAGATGTTCTTGAGGGTGGCCGCTCGAAACCCTCGCCCGAATAGCCGCCCTCCCTCAGCGCAGACATCACGAATTCAGAACAGAAGAACCTGTCCTTGTTCGTGTCTGGTGGCGACTTGGTATTGTCAAACCACCGACGACAGACGATACCCCACGAGCGGATAAATTGCCAGAGAGAAGCATATCTTTTTCCCCAGCACCGCAAGGCGTACTCCGACATCTGCTTGCGGCTGATGCTCTCGTCGTAGAGTTCGTACCAGTCAACCCAGTCGCCACACTCCATGTATCTGCTGACCGGGTAGAGCCTTATCCCAGAGCCTTCCAGTGCCTCAAGGCAGCACAGGCGTTCGCCAAACCAGATAGCAACGCCAACGTGCGACACGCGGCTGAGGGTCCGAAACTTGATGAGCCACGAATACCATCTCTTGCCGCGAAAAGCGAGAACATCACCGTTCCTGATCTTCTCCCTGACGTTTTGGTACTTCATCGGGTTCTCCCAACTTGAGGTCGTACTTGGACCCCTCGCCCGGAGGGGTTACGACCGAGGGAATTGGCACACCGCCAAGCAAGCTCAGGAGGAAGGGTGCGCCAGCACCGCTTCCGATAAGTGCCGCAGCGATGAGGCCTTTGGACAACCACTTCTTTCCGGTGCCCCCGGTGTTCGTCTCCGTGTGGTGATGCACGACATCTCCGATATGAGTCCTCCCCCCCTCGACGCTCTCCGGGCTGAAGCCACTGCCGAGATGATTACGGAGATGCGCTCGAACCTCCTCGCGACTAAGTTTCAACATTTCAGCCACGTCCTCAGCTTTCGCTTCCTCCTCCAGAATCCGAACGCCCATCCAGCGTTCCACCAACTTGTCGAGCAAGGTCTTCACGAAGCTCCTCCACCCTGTCGGATACGACGGTAGCTAGGCTGCCGTTGAGGGCAGACAACCGAATATCCACGAGCCGGGTACGGTGTAACTTGGCGTTACTTTCCGCTTGGCTCAGTGCTTCTGCTCTTCCCTGCACCAGATTCCTCGACAATGCGATGTCCGAGAGCTTCAGCCTGAGAAACCATGTTCTTGGCTTCCTGATGCTCGTAACGGATGCACTCGACCAAGGCGTTGAAGCCATTGGCGGCTTGCTGCGCGCCGTTCAGGGCGTGCATCTTCATCATCGCGTAGTCGTTGGCAGCGAGTTCCACGGATTCCACAGCCATTTTTACTTCCTCGGTAGCATGAGTTTGATGGGTGATCCGAACGGGTAGGCTTTCTCTTGAAGAACCTTGCCCGTATCGGGGTCAAGTATCTGCACGCGAATTGGTGTGCGTCTTATCCGGGCTAACTCTTCCCGTTGCTCCTTCATCACCTTCAGAATATGGATGATTGCCCTTGTCCTGTCAACGTCTGAGCCGAGTGGAAGACCCTCGATGTCGATCTTCTCTTCAGGGCTGGTTTTGCTGACACCCCCAAATACTGGGACTTTGGTGGACTTCTGTGCTTTTTCCAAAAAAGAGACAAGCTGCATGTGGGGTGCGGAGAACAGGTACTTTTCGTTCTTGCTTCCGTGCGTGGTTACCCCGATCAATGCCCCCTTTGAGAAGACACCGCCACCAGAGCATCCGTTGCTGAACTTGCCCTTCTCGACCCTGAACATCCAGCGTTTCTCGGGGAGGTTCTGGATGTTGTGCAGCCCATCGAACCTGAGACGGGTAATCTCCGGTCCCTTGCCTCTGGGATACCCACAGCCCTCGTATTTGACCGCTAAGAGCTTTCGTTGCACAGGGTAGACCCCAAGCACGTCTCTAGACCAGCACTTGAACAGGGACAGGTCTTTCTTCTGGTCAACGAAAATCCATCTCACGTTCCCACCTGTGCCGTCTCTGTTCTCGAAATAGCTTACGCCCCCTAGCTTGGGCGCGCAATGAGCGGCGGATACTCCTATCGCAACGGTCGAGTTCCTGCCAATGATTGTCCCAGAGCATCCGTTCACACGGATACTGGAGTCCAAAAAGTCGCTCGCTCGTGTAGGGTCCGTTGCCAGTACCAACAGGCAAAGGGCTACCGAGAACGGGACAAGAAGCCATAACCGCAATCGTTCGTTCATTAAAAAACCCCCGTCCCCTCAATTCTCATTGAGGAGCGGGGGTCTTGTCAATCGGATCGTCGAATACTCTGCCCGGTTTCGGAAGGGAGATCCCCCGAATTTCTTTCCAAGCAATGCCCACAGCGATTGCGGACCACACATCCCCGGTAACTCCGTAGAGTGGTCCGGGGAGTTTCTTCGTGCCGATGGCATTTACGCCACCAGCCCCATACCGTTCCAGAAGACAAGCTCGCACGGTCGCGTCGTTTCTCTTTCGACGCCCCTTGCAGATGTAATTCTTCGTCTCCCTTCGTGTAATACGATGGCACGGTATGTAGGAGCGAGCGGTTGCTTCCATGAAGCGGCCAATCCAAACCAACGTCTCGAACACCTCGTTCCCAACGGGCTTGCCATAGCTGGACATCATCTCGATCACAACGTGGTCAACTGTGTGCCACCCGTAGAGTGTACGGCGTAAGCCCTCCAGTAACCACTTGTTGTCCTCCTTCCCGAATGTAGGGACCACGTCCCCGCTCTTCAGTATGCACCAAGCCGAGTGGGTGGTGCCCGGATCAATCGCAAGGATGTTCATTTCGTGTGGCAAAGCTACGATACCCCCGAAGTGCTGCTAGTGCTTCCGGTGTTCCCGGTTTGGTAGCAAAGTAGATGTCAAGAAGTTCACTGCTCATCTCCTGCTGCCCTTGGATAGGGTATCGTGTCGCGAGGTAAAGTTCCCTCACCTTCTTCCGAGCGAGCAGTTCTGCTCGCTTCTCTCGTGACATTGGTGGCCGATTTCTCATAAGCTACCTCAAAGCGTTTGAAGAAAGTAGTCCGATTGTAATCGTCCATGTCGCACAGTCTTTTCCATCCGACTGACCTGACTGCTTCGAGGATTGCCTCATCTTGCAGCCATTCCTTTGCGCCTCTCGGATCAGATGCTCCGAACCTAGAGACAGCCCTGCGAACACGCTCCCATGCGTCCTCGGCAGAGACTTCGGGCCTTCGCCCTTCCCACCAGTCATCCCGGTCATCTGCCCACCGCTCGGCGTTGAACCAAGTGGCAGGATGAGGGATGTAGCGGGACTCTTGCCCTTCCTTAGCTCTGGCATACTCTTGGACAGCGTCCAGTAGAGCGTCAAAGCTCACGCCCCCCTTTTCTAGGGGCAGTAGCAGGGCTTTCCTGATGGCCTTTCGTGCCGCCCCCTTCGCAACTTTGCGAGGGTAGGCTTGATACAAGGCCATTGCCATCTCGTCCAGTGTCATATTTGACCTCCTTTCTGGCGATTGATGGAATGGACGTGACGGGAATCGAACCCGCTAATGGAGATCTAAGCTCCCCAGAACTCGCCTCGCAGCACGCCCAAAAAAACACAGGCAACCCGCCGCTTTCCACTCAGTTGCTCGTCGGTGGAGTCACAGCGGGTTGCCTGCCGGGCATCCTTGCCCACTGAAGTCCACAGGCCGGGACTCGAACCCGGCTTGGTCGCCACAGCGTCTATTGCGGCGGCTGAGCAGTCCAAAGGGCTTACTAATTAGCCTTCTGTGGATCAGACAGGTAAGTGGCTCGACGTTCCCGGCTATATTTCTAGTGTCGTTCCACTACTTACCAGCCGTTCTTTTTCGACCTGTCTACGCCCGAACCCATTCTCCAAGAGCCAAGGAGCCGGTTTCGCCCTACTATTTAATTCAGGCAACCTCGTCCCATCCCTGACCCGCCTAGTCCGGCGTTACTTGGAGAATGAGTATTCACATGTACGGTGGGAATCCGTTCCCTTCAGGCGGGGAATCCATTCCCCCTGACGCATCCATGCCTGAC